TTTAACCTGGGAATGTTGCTCCAGTTGGTAGAATGTTGAAATCCAAGTAAATGAATTCAGCTGTCTTAGTCGGTTGTAAGTAGATTTGACCAACTAACTGGTTTCTATCAATTACATCAGGAGTATTATTACTACTATCCATTACAACTTTAAAAGCGTATAAACCTTGTCTTTGTTGTACTGATTCTAGGTATGGGTTAACTTGTGCTAAGAAATTATTTCTTGTGCTAATTGTATTTTGTTCAAATACTAAGTTATCCGATACTTGTACTATATATGATTTTAATGAAATTAACAATCTACGAACATTTACTCTATCAAGTGCACTTGCTCTTTTCTGAAGTGTTTTTTGTCCAAATACTACAACTCCACTTCCTGGGAATGTAGCTATTGGGTTAACATTTGCTTCATATAAATTATCTCTGTTACCTGATGTCAATTTTCGCTCTGCTTTAACTACGTTACCTAGCGCGCCTCTAACGAGACCTGCTGGTGCGAACCATGGGTCCGATGAAGCATCAGTGAATGCGTATACCCCCGGTATAAACACAGAAGCTGGCGACCAAACGTATTGGGCGTTGGCGTCAATTGACTGTAACCAAGGCCAGTATGTAGCTGCGTATGAGCTATCAAATGATGATGCTTGTGTTACAACTGTATTTACTGTACTGTTATAAGGTACTAAATCTACTACTGCGATACAATCCGTTCTAGATTCTGCTAAATTTACTAATTTAGTTACTACTGGAGAGTGTAATGCAAATGAATTTATCAAACCTGGTGCTGATATTACATTAAAACTGTAAGCATCGGTATTTGATAATAAATTTATTGATTGTGTATATTCTGCTGCTTGTATTCCTTGAATATTAGCGTTCGTGATATTTTCATTAAATTTTACAGGTGAATTGTCAGCATTAACATTTGTGCCAACTCCTCCTTGGAATGAACCTGATCCTGGGTTTGGAATACTAGTATAAAATGCTGATTTTGCAGCACCATTATTATCGAAATAATTTGGTGTTGGAGATCCAACTGCACTTACAAATACGTAAGCACTAGAATTTGGATAATCACCATTTGATTTTACATAGTAATCTGTTCCGTCTTGTTCTACTGTATAGAAAGTATTACCAATGACTTTTGCTACATAATTTGCAGCTGTTGGGTCCATTGATAGGTTGTTATATTGTTCTAATACTGATTTTTGTGAATTTGTATCATTACCACGTCTGATAGATAGTGAAAATTGTCCAGATCCAGTGTTGGCTGAAGTTATTTCCCATCTTACGTTGTTTTTAGTACCATCTGTTAATGTGCCATTAGCACCATCAACTCCTGCTTGGTAGTTATTTGCTACTGCACCTTCAGAAATAGTCTTTAATGTAAAAGCTGACGCTCCTACTATATCTGATGCTGTTAATGTAATTACAAGATCAGTTGCTCCACCTATAATACCACTTGATAGTGTTAAATTATCAGTTACTATATAATCTACACCTGCAAGCCATGCTATGCTAGTAACTACTCCACTAGCAACTGTAATAGTTGCTGTTGCCCCTGTACCTGTTCCTCCGGTAAGTTGACCTGCTGTAGTAGTAATAACTGCATTAGTAGCAGCGGTTGTGTTTGTTGTTATTGAGCCGCTTGCTTGAATATTTGTATCTAAAGCACCTGCTGTTAAAACATTATTCTCAATGGAAGATGAAGCTTCCGCCCACCCTGCTGATCCACTAACTACTCTAGTAACTAGTAATGATTCACCACCTTGTGAGAAATAGTTATTTGCTGCTGCCGAGTTTAGATATGAGTAATTTAGTGACCCACTTTCTACTGCGCCCCCAAATATAGCCTCGTATTGCGAGAATGAAGACACTGCTGTTGGGATTCCAACTGGACCTAAAATTGCTGGTCCAATTATTGCTGCACCGAATGTGATTGGTGAAGCCCCAATAAAAGATTGGTCATTTTCTCTTGCTAATACACCTGGAGATATTAATGTTTCTGCCATTTTCTTGTGTTATATTTAATATTGTTTTATTATAAATATTAGAAATTCTCTCAAAAATCTATTTTGCTGCGGTAAATTCTCCTTTTTCTAAATCGATATTACCATCGCCATATTTTTTTTGCATTTCTAATCCGAATTCCTTTTGATCTACTTGGAGGGTTTGAAATCTTTTCAATAAATCTTCTTTTTGCTTTTGTAAAGCGTTAATCCTTAATTCTGCTGCTCCTATTTCTACTACAATTTCATTGTTTGTAGTTTGAAAACTGTTTAATGATTGTAACTCTTTTTCTGATAACTTTTTGCTAACCATAATTGTATTTTTAATTTATTATAAATATTGAAAGGAATATTAAAATTCACCTCTACTTCGATGGTCTGTGGTAGGGTTTTGAGTTGGCACGCCAGCTCCTTCTACATCGCTAACCGTTTCAGTTGTAATCGTGACTTTTGCTTTGGAGTTGAATTTTTTAGTTGAAGCCAAGTCTTTTTGAATTGTATCAGGTATTAGGTATCCTCTTAACCTAATATTAAAAGTACCAGTAACCAATCTATCTTTATTAACTGTTAGTTCTGTTGCTGTGTTAAAACTATCTATAAACGATCTAAACATATACCTTTCAGGGTTACCCCAATAGGCATCTGATCCATATTCACAGGCTTCTATTATTTTATTTAATTGTTCCATATAGTAAGTTTGAACCAAGCAACTATATTCCATAGTTACATAATCAGGTTGTGCTACTACTTGAAAGGTTTCAACTGGGATTCTATTATTTAAAGTCCCAAAATTGCTGTAGAAATTTTTCTGTCCAAATTGTCTTGAAAATACACCATATAAGTTAGGCATATTAGCATCTAGTTTGTTTGCTACCGTTCTATCTTTAGTTATAGAATCTCTTTTAATTACAATAATAGGTAACATAATAGCACCTTTTTTATCTCTATAATATCCATCACGTTGAAATGATTTCCATCTCTCGGGAGCACCATATATTACTGGTACTTCTCTTCTTGCCCCATTCTGATAAACAAAAGGTTTTATTTTATTTTCAAAGTAATAAAACACGGCCTCATCAATATCTTTAACACCTACTGAGAATTGTTTAGTATCATCATCCTTAAAGCTCATTTGAGCCGATCGGTTTTGTTGTATGCCTGTTTCTGTGTAATTAGGATTGTTAGGAATTACAGCGTCATTTGGATTAGTCTGTATTCCTTGTTCTTCTCTCCCTCTAAAAGCTTGGTGTTTATTCTTGCTTATAGTTAATTGGGATTTTGGTATTGGTTTTCTTGGTTTTGCCATTAGAATCTTTCTTGATAAGGTGAAATAGCTACTTTATCCGCTGGGATATAATACGTTGACACTAATATAGATAAGTTATTCCCATAATTTTCTAAACCTGGGTTTAGTGGGTTTAATCCCCCATCTGTGTCGTTATTAGGATAATCGGGGTTTTTACCTCCCCAATATTGGTTAGCTATTGTACTTTGTACTCCAAAATATCCTTCTTCATATAATATAATATCTCCTACTCTTGGAACCACATCCTTTTCAACTAAATCATCTCTTAAGAAATAAAATTCAATTGGTTGATTGAATTGGATACCTTCTACATTCTCACCATATTCTTGGTTAGATTTATTTATTAAAACGTTAAATAAGAAAGGACCATTATAATATTTTTCTTCAGCGGCTTCGCCGTAAATATTAACTTTAGTTTCTTCTAATTGAAATTGATATATCGCGGCTTGCTGGGTAATAATATTTCCCATCAATTCACGGTTTAATTTCCTTATCAGAGACATATCTCTCTGTGTTGTAAACATTGCCATATTAAGCTATAAAAATTGTATAGGGTACTTGTTGTAGCTCAACCATTTTTGATTCTGCTTCAGACGCCCTACGGTTTAATAGTGATTGCCTTGATGTTTCATCAAGGTATGTTCTTAATCTTTCAATTAATTGTGTTTTTTCTGCTGTTGCTGCTGATATTAAATCACCTTGATTTAAGTTAACCTCAGAATTAGGGATAGGTATACTACTATATTTACCTCTTACATATCCTAACATTTCTTTTGATAGTGCTAAAGTGTATTCAAATATCCACTGCCTACCTACAGAATTAATATATTCATATGTAGGATTGTTGTAGGGGGTATTGGATACATTTGTGACATTAGCTGGGGTTTGTTTGACTGAGCTATTTATTCTATCATCTCTTAAGATATATTCAAACCATATTTTACCACCGGCACATATCGATGTGATATTGCTATCCGTTAATGTTAATTTTAAAGCTGCTGTTGAGTTTGAAATACTAACACTCGAGCCATCTATTTGTGCTTGAGAAACTGTAATAATATCTCCACTTACATACCCACTTCCAGATTCCATTACCTTGAATTTGTAAGTGTTATTTATTCCTGCATCTCCTAAAATTACACCTTTAGCGGGTTGTGTTATTGTTACAGCCACTCCCCCACGTGTTACTGTAGGTAAATCAATTAATGATGATGTTACGTTAACAGCAAAGGTAACAGTTGGTACTGTAGCCGTTTTTGTTAATGTTTGACCTATTACTAATGAGGAACCTGAATATATTTCTCCTGAGAAATTAGGTATAGGGAAAATTCTTAATTTAGTATCTTTAAGTTCAAATGAGTAATTAGACATCCTAACCATTTCATTCATTTCTACTTGTTGAATTATTTGTAAGTCATAGTTTAAAGGAGCCATTAAGTATCCCATCCCCATTCCAAATCCTCCAAATCCAATCATACCTGCTGCTACTGCTCCACCAAATCCAAATCCTCCATAGGGATCTAAATACCTTGCGGATGCGGGCATTGGGTTTTCATAAAATACTCTTTTTACTTCTATACCGTGAGTAAATTCTGACCCAGTATAACCACTTGATGTCATAAAAGTATTAAAATCGTAATCTTGTATGCTTGATGTTAGAGTAAATGAACCTGAGTAGTAAGGTACATTACCTCCACTACCTGCTTCTTCTCCATACTGTTCTGTTAGTCTTACTATTGGTTCAAAACTCGGTGTTATAAGCGCTTGATTTAAGCTTGACCCGGTTGTGAGCCCCTCAAGAGATAATTGATTATCTCTTATTTTATATGCGTATATTTCGTTACCATATGTGGTAACAGCTTCCTCAAAAGCAGTAAAGAAAGAACTTGATTGTAATTCAATATCTACTAAAGGATAACCTAACCTTGAAGCACAAAATTTTGAAACTTTTACGGCATCGGATTGGAAAGTTGTGTCGCCATTATAAAATCCGAAAGGCACAGATTCTTCATTCCATATAGGACAACCATCATAAATTGGTACATTCATAATTAAGTATTTTATTATAAATATTGAAAAAAAAAGCCCGAACATAAGTTCGGGCTAATTTTACTAAAATTTTAGATTTTTATACTATAGAGTATTTAAACCTGAAACGTTGATAGTACCATAAAATTCTGGTCTTACCATCTTCTTAGCGTATCTAGTTAATAATCCCTTTCTTGGAGTGAAAGTATTTGGATCATATACTAGTGGAGTCATAATTAACGGAATGTAAGGAGCAAATACAGCACCACTTTCCAAGAACTGAGAACCTCTAAATCCTAAAAGGATTTTGTTTTCAGTCATGTAAGGGTTTTTGTATACTTTATACCTACCGTTGATTGAACCAACTTTTTGTACACCAA